CCTGGGTCTCCTCCGGCGAAGGGAGGAGCAGGGTTCTCAAAGAGAAACCACGACTAACTCGTGGTAGCTGTACTGTTTTTCCCAATCAATATTTCTTTAAGGCGGCTTGGTTGGAACTGCACGGGCAGTGGGGACTCGCAAAGCAAAGAGCGTCGGTCTTTTCCACCCAAATCAGTCAAGGGTGGTGCTAGCTGTGGACAAGGCTACTCCGAAAGTGGTTCGGGACCAGGCCTATGTCTATTCTCCGTTTAAGGGACGGGCTCCTGTCGTCTGTTCTACGCTGCTTCAACCTCCAGGGCATCATTCACCTGGAAAATGTTGATGGAGCGTGCGCCGCTCATGAGAGCGGTGGTGGGTCCCATGTCCAACAAGGCATTGCTACCTGTGACTACGAAGAGTCCGCACCAATTCCACCAAGTGCCGCCCGTTGTGACGACGGATTTGACGGTGGAAGCGTGCTCTACAGGAAAAGTGATGTTCACGTTGAAGGAACCTCCCAAAGGAACGGTGGCAGCATCAGTCGTACCGTCGGAATGGAAGCTGTACGCAATAATGAATTTGCCAGAGGTGATGGAAGGTGGGAAGGCGAAGCGCAACTGTGCTTCATTTAAGTCAAAAACGATTCCCAGATCATTGTGTACTGGGGAAAAGTGCCACAGAAGGCTCTCACCAACGGTGAGGTCGGTGGTTGACGTGAAGTACGAGTACGGTCGCAAGGATGCGGCGGGGACGAGTTGCTTCTTATAGAAGGTGATATCATAAGTCACCCACAACTCGCCGAGTGTAACGCTGGCGGTGCTCATACCCTGCGTGGCGATTTGAAATCGGGCCAAATTATGCAGGTTATTGGATGTGTCACTGCCGGACCCGGTGCCTGTGTAAAGCACACGTGCGGGTCGCTCGGTGGCAGCGCATTCAATGCCATGCAACATGGAAGCACTCGCGGCAGTGGAGATAGCGTAACCGGAGTTTTCCATTTCTGATTTGGAGGCATAGAGAGGATCGGCAAAATCGTAGTCAGCAGCGGTAACGACCACTCCTAGGGCCTGGGTAGACCCGTTGAAGTTGGACGAAGTGCTGACATACTCAAAGACAATGCCGTGTGGCTCCCATTGATCAAAATTGTTGGCAAATTGCGATAGCCATGGGAACGTCGTAGGATTGGACGGGTTAACAATGTAGGACGTGTTGTTGAACGCGGAAGAGGCTCCAACCAGCGACGATCCGGAGATGACGTCGCCGATGTACTCTCGTTCTCGGATCCTAATCCCACGCCGGCCATCCGGCGCGAAAGTTGGCATCACAGGGCCTGCAGCGGTCGAGGTAATGAGGGAGTTGGCACGCATGTCATAATCGCCTGAACCAACCAGGCGAGTATATGCTTTGTTTGCCAAAGTGCGGCCCAAATCAGGCTGGCCAAAACGAGCACCAATAGCAGTCCCGGCACCCGAGACAACCTGGCGCGCAACGGCCGAGGTTGCGGCGGTCCGAATGGCGTTGCGGACCGACTTCGGGATCTTAAAATCCCCGCTCCCAGAGACCAATTGGTGCTGGGGAACATTCTGCGCACGACGAGATGCGCGACGACGGTTTCTCTGTTGTTTAACAGGCATGTTACAAGAAAGGACAACACAAAGGACAAGTGTTATGATACTTAAGGTAAGCAAAAGGAGGTACTAATAAGGTACGAAAGCGGTAGGTATGTTACAAGAAACAAACACGAACCCACTAGGAGTCTCGTCGGAGAATCCTAGGAGCCCACGCCACGCTGATGACGACCGGGAAGGTGTGCAGCTGGGAAAGCAACTCGCAGAAATGCAGATGGTCGGCGCGGGTCAGACCGTATCTGTTCTCGAGGAACGGCCACACATCAGGGGAAGTCTCGTGGCGACGGGCCACGTGCATCTTGTAATCCGCCTCAGGGATCACCTTTCGCCGTTTTGTAACGGGCAATATTCTCAAAATGGTCTGGAGAAACTCACGTGCGAACGGGACGTGCCACATGTCATCAAGGCACACCGAAGCTACGGATCGAAGGTCCTCAAAGGGTTTCTCGATCTTCCAACCAAATTTGGTGATCATCCGCCCCAGTTTGGGGGCGGGTATAAAGCCATCCATGCTGGGATACATGAGTTTGCTACAAAACTCAAAATCCCACAGGTTCTGGGAGATGGAAGCTTCAACGGGGAACCCGAGGCGAGCTGCTCTAGCTCGAAACTCCTCGATCTCAGGCTCCACAGCGCTCAACATGCCCAAGTCATCGCCTGAAACGGATCCCGCAGCATTCTCGCCAATGATCATGGGGCGAACTGGGGTCTTACAGGCATAGACGGTCACTTCAACATTCTGCTCGGTGTTACCGACAGAAGTCTGCGCATCGCCGGAGGCACGACGGAACTCAACTTTCACCATCCAGCCATTCATCGACAGCCCAGTAAACCTTTCACCCTGTGTGACCGCACCCAAAGCTTTGCCTTGGAGACCAAGACGCTTCCAACGGCGTCGCTCTCCAACGATGGCAGGCTTATTGTAATTGGCATCCTGGCGCACAGTGTCGCAGATCAGGAACCAAATATCAGGGCCTAGGCGGAAGTACCAGTAGGTGAACCAATGCCCCAAGACTTCACAACTGCAAGCACCATATAAAATGGGGGACTCGCCAGTCCAAGCCTCTTGCATACGCAAACCCATGGCGTAGAAGAAAGGGCCGGTTCGCGAGAGGCGGATGTAGCTGCTACTGATGATGGAGCGCGGGGTGCCGAGCTTACGCCAAGTCAACAACTCCTCGTCGAATATGTACTCCATGCG